GGCCCGGCAAGGCCACTATGAATGGGATGAGTTATTGGCCTTGGCCAAGGAAAAGCTATCCGATGATATGATGAAGGGTGTGGGGAAAAACACCTGGATCAGTGAAGAGGGACAGGAGATATTGGCAGAGGCCATTGATGTCCCTGAAGCCACTCCTGCCCACTATAGGGGTCAGGTGATTAAGGTGGCTCCGAACAAGAAGTATGTATATGCTTACATTCGTGAAGCTGAAATGAAGGTTCCTGTATTGGTTCCCAAGAAATTGGCCAAAAAACTAGTCGGGAAGCAAATACTAATTGAGGCTATACAGGATGTCAGCGGCACGTCTTACAGATACCGAAGAGCGGCAGCTTGATGACTTGGTTTCGAGCCGCCGCTGGCAGTGTGAACAAATTGACCGACTCCTTGGGTGGGAGGTCTTGAAGGTGTTTGCCACAGGAAACTGGCATCATGTTATGGATAATGATGATTTCTGTGATAGAATAGGCGTCAACAAAAACTACACTAAGGTCACGCTGGATCGCGTATCGAAGAAAGCTAGAAACATTTAACATGGAAAACGACTACTCCAAGGCTATCACATATCTGGGTAAGGAGCCAGACGTAGACGTATTGCGGCAGGCGTACCAAACTACTACCAATGAGCTTTCCGCATACTACGAGGTATGCCGCACTTCCTACGATGATAGACGCAACTGGTGGCCGGGCAAGAGCCGAGATTTGCGTAAGCATGGAGCAGATGCCTTTCCATGGGAAGGGGCTTCCGACCTAGAGAGCCATGTCATCGATGAGCGTGTTACCCGGCTAGTCTCCTTGTTCATGTCCGCCCTGAACCGGGCGAACATCCAGGCTTTCCCTGTAGAGGTGGCGGATGTGCCGAGGGCGAAGGTGGTAAGCAATTTCCTTAAGTGGATGACCACTTCGGGATACATTCCTCGCTTCAAGCGTGAAGCGGAGCTGGCGGCCAACTACTTCCTAGAGCGGGGTATTATGATTACCTACTGCGGGTGGTTGATGGAAGACCGCACCTTCAAGCAGAAATTTGACATGCAGCGGATCGCCGCTGCCGATCCCAACCTGGCCCAAATGATATTGGACGGCACCCAAGACGATGAGGTGGTTGTCCAGATGCAGGCCGTCATCAAGGTGACAAAGGAGAATGCCCGGAAAGCCCTGAAGGATTTGCGGAAGTTTGGAATGGCTGAAGTGCCTACTGTCAGGCGTCAGGTCAATGCCCCGGAGGTTAAAACCCTTGGTCCCGATGGCGACTTCATTTTCCCGGCGTATGTCACAGACCCGCAACGCTCGCCATACTGTTTCTGGCGTACCTACTACACAGCCCAAGAGCTGGAGAATAAGGTGCAGACAGATGGCTGGGATCCCAATTTCGTGGAACACGTTATCTCTAAATACTCTGGAGTGAACATAAACTCCTTGGAGAGGGAACAGGAGGGAAGGCGTAGCATATCACTTACTGACGATGCTTACGAGGCCGAGGAACTAGTAGAAATAATACATGGATACCAGAGACTGATCGACGAGGCCGACGGGTCTGAGGGGATCTACGAGACCGTGTTCCACGAATCATTTTCAGGCGACAAAGGGCTAGATATCCCTGGTTATGCCAAATTTGAATTGCTAAACGGATATGAGGACTATCCCGTGGTCGTTACCCGATTTAGCGAAGACAATAAACGTCTATACGATGCTACCACGGTCCCTGGCCTATTGCGTGGGATACAGAACCAGGTGAAGGTGGAACGCGATAGTCGCATTGACAGCAATAGCCTATCTACCCTTCCAGCCGTCACTCACCCGAAGGGACGCAAGCCCGAGGAGATAGGTCCAGGGCGATTTATCCCGGAAGTGAGGGCTGGAGAAATCAGGTTTATGCAGGGACCTGGATTCAATCCCGGATCCGTTGAGATGGAGAATAGCCTTCAGGCCCAAGCCGATCGCATGGTTGGGCTGGATGACAACCCGCTATCGGGCATCCGTCGCCAATTCTTGGTAGACAAATTTTTGCAGCATATGGCAGAAGTGATAGCATTATGCTACCGCAACTTCCAGAGGTTTGGACCCGATCGCATTTTCTTCAATGTTACTGGGGTACCCGATCCCCAAATGTTCAGCAAAGGCAACCCCGACGAAAACTTCGACGTCACTATTAGCTTCGACGTCCTCAATGCCGATGGGGAGAAACAGGAAGCCAAACTCAACCAACTGCTTTCTCTGGTCCAGATGGACCGAAATGGCCGCATAGACATGGATAAGCTTCTGTCCGTGATAGCTTCTTCCATCGATCCAGTATTGGCCGATGGGGTAATGAGGCCAGTCGAGGCGGCACAGGACCAAATGTTGAAAGATATTACCGATGATCTATCAAAAATATATGCAGGCATTGAAGTACCAGCTCGCCCGAACGGCTCTCAAGTGGCTCTTCAAATCATTCAGCAATATACGCAGCAGCCAGATGTTCAGCAGCGCTTACAGCAAGATGAAGCGTTTGCGGCTCGCATTCAGAAATATGCTGGCCAGTATCAGTTCGCTATGCAGCAAGCTCAAAACGCCCAAATAGGCCGTATTGGTACAGCTCCAGCCCAAATGGGACAGGTACAAACCCAAGGAATGCGACAGTGATAGCTTTGTTATTTGCTTCTATACTATTTGTTGATATGCCAGATAATAAAAGTACATCTCAATACGGAAAAGACCGGGAACGCTTTCTAAACTTAAACAGGCTGGCTAAATCGGTTAGAAAATATTTTGGAAAAAATCCTGCAATAGAAGCAGCCATGTATGGCAACTCGGGCGTAGAGACTGGAAACAGTTTTGCATACGACCAAAAGCAATATGGTGGTGGCGGAGGATATGGTGTTTTCCAATTTGATTTTCACAAACCTTATTACAGGGAATACCTGGAAGAGGAAGGTCTGCCGGATAACACCGATTCCCAGGTGAGGTATGTTTACGAAAACATATACGGGAAAAAGAAAAACATATTGGGTGCAGGCAATGCCAAGAAATTAAGAGAGGCATTTGAATCTGAGGATCCAGAATTTGTCAGCGATCAGTTTATGAAAATATTTCTTCGCCCAGGTAAGCCGCACCGCGATAGGCGTGTAAACCTTTCCAAGAAATACCACAAACAACTAGTGGAGACATATGGTGGCGAGTCTGGAGAATGATATAGCTTTTCTCTCGAAGCATGAGCATTTTGCTCGCTTCATTAACGTCATCAAGCAACGCCGGGAGGATGCTATTGCCCGTCTTAGGGGATCATCTCCAGAGCAGGTGATGCAGATATCCGGGGAGATATCGGCATACGATGACATCCTACAGGATGCCAACTACGAAGATCTGTTGAAAAAATGGCATGCTTATGTGGAATAGAGTGTTTCGCGTGATATAATCACGCTCTCGCCATCGCTAGGCGTAATAAGCGGAAACATCAAAACACATGAGTGAAGTAGTCGAGGCGATCGCTGATGCCTCTGAAAACACAGCGGTAAACAGTAATATATCCGCATCTGAGTACCAACTTAGACGCGCCAGGCAAATGGAAGAGGCTATTGCCCCTCCCACACCTGAACCGGAGATCGAAGAATCCATTTCTGAAGATGTTGAGACAGAGTCTCCATATCAAGAAGAAGAGGTCGATCAATCAAATGTTCTTTCAAATATCGACTTAGACAATTTGTCTGAGGCGGAACTCAAACAGCTCTCCGAGGCATTGTCCAGCCGGGCGGTTGATCGTTTTGGTCAACTTACCGCAAGGGCCAAGGCTGCGGAAGAGAGGGCGAGAGAGCTTGAGGATAGCATGAAGGCCCAGCAAGAGCAGGTGCTTTCTTCCACTTCCGAAATCGAGAACAACCCCTACGACGACCTGAAAAGCGTCCAGGACATCCAAAACAAAGCCAGGGAAATCAATGATGTGATTGAATGGGCGGAGGATGTCTTATTCGAGTCTGCTGACTATGGCCCCGATGAGGAGGTCACTGAGTCAAATGGGCAGGCCATGACGAAAGCCCAGGTCCGTGAAGCGCTGAAACAAGCCAGGAAATCTCGGGATAAATACCTACCGGACCAGTTTCGGAAGGTGAAGAAAGTGGAGGATGCAACCAAGCTACGTCAGGAATATGGCAAGAGAGCCATGAAGGAGTTCAAGTGGCTAGGCGACAAGGAAAGCGAGCAGACTAAGCAGTTTGTTCAGCTTGCCAGCCAACCAGCACTCCAGAAGGCATATGAGCAAAATCCTGACTTAAGCTGGCAACTGCCATACCTATTGGCCCATTCGGTAAATAGCATGTTTGGAGGGTCTTCCAAGGCCCCAAAACAAACTAATGCCGGGGAGGCATTCAAGCCCACTCCACCAAAGAGTCCGTCGCCGGCATTGGCCAAGTCCGATAAAACCGAGGACAACTCGTCCAAGGCACTGAAAGATCTAACGAAACGGTTTAAGGAGTCTGGAAACAAAGACGACTTCCAAAAACTCAGAGAGGCGCGATGGTCGCGTCGTCTCGCCACACCTTAAACACCCTAATATATAATGGCACTATCAAATACATACGACGCCAGCCCTTCGGCAAATGTTTCCAATAGGGAAGACCTTAGCGATACTCTCACTATTTTGGCTCCCGAGGAAACTCCAGTCCTTAGTTCACTGGCAAAAACCAGAGCATCTGCTGTCCAGCACGAATGGACCGTAGACAAACTAGCAGCCGTCAGCACCGCAGGTATCTCTGAAGGTGTAGATGTCAGCACCTATTCCGACGAGTTCACGGATCGCGTTCGCCTCGGAAACTACATCCAGAAGTTCCGCCGAGCTTACCAGGTTTCGGACATTCAGGAAGCTGTTGATTCCGTTGGTCCCGCTAAGTTTGCTCAAGCTGAGTCCAAGGCTCTTCGCGAATTGAAACGCGACATCGAAGCCACCATCATGTCCGACAACGAGCAAGATGTGGAAGACGGGAGCGGATCGAACCCATACAAGTTGCGTGGTCTAGGCAAGTGGATCCAAGACACTGCCCAAGCTACCAACCCGGTTCCTGCCACCTACCGCACCCCTGACGCAAGCATTCACGACATCAATGCTGGCGTAGACGGAGCTTTCACGGAAACGGCGATGAACAACATCATCACCTCCATCTTCCGTGTGAGTGGAGCCATGAACAGCTTGACGCTTGTTGCCGATACGGCCCTTCGCCGCATCATCAGCGACTTCGCCCGCCTGGACCCAGATGGTTCTGGAGCTGACACCTCTATCCGCAATGTTAATTACAATGGCGAATCCGCTCAGATTAAGCTCTCTGTTGAGCTTTACCAGTCTGACCATGGTATTGTCTCCATCGTTAATATGAACCCGGACTGCTCGCCTGATACCACGAACAAAAATCGTGGATACTTCCTAAGCCCAGAATATGCTAGCTTAGCTGAGCTTATTCCGGTTGGAAGCACTGTACTACCCAACTTGGGTGGCGGCGAGCGTGGATATGTTGACTGCGCGCTCACTCTCGCAGTACACCATCCTGGTGCGCACGGCAAGGTAATCAACAGCTAATTTGGTTGATTTTTACTTAAGCATTTAGTATAACGGGGGAGGTCAGGCCAGTTCTGGCCTCCCCTTTTGCTTATGAACATTATCACCTCCCTTCCAAGGTACAGCGACGGCGAAATAAACCGGGCCTTTATGCGTGAAATACGCACTGGTTTCGAACGCGAGAAACGCCTTGAAGAAGCCAGAACCAATATAGCCAGGAAGGAAGCTCAAGAGCTAAAGGGATCCACCCACCCGGTATTGGGCAAACCAGTAGCGGTGATACCTCACCGGGATTTTTTCAGGCTTACGAAGAAGTACGGACACGATACCGTGCATTCAAAAGAATTTTTGCAGTATTACAACAAGAAGCACAAAGACCTGTCTCCCAATAACGCCTAATGCAGCTTAAAGCCAATAAAGACTTGTATGACTTGATATCCGCCCTGGCGGGTACATCAGATTTCACTCTTGCGGAACAAGGGCATCTATTAGCTTTGGCAAACCGGAGAATGTACGAAGCGTACAACCGCACTCCATATTGGGCAAGATATTTAGTTACCGGGGAATCTCGTCCAGTGTCTTCCTCGATTGTCAACTTTGAGGAAGTTTCTGGATACACGCCTATTGGTGAATTTTTACGCATACACCGCACTGATCCATTTGTTCGCAACTCGGCAATCGAGTACGAATTTTACATTCAAAGCGATGGCGCTCACATCCTCAACCTCACTACGGCAGACGCATCCGAGGTGTTTGTCACCTACAAGAAGAGGTTGGATCAGCTTACCACATTGGACGTAGCGGGAGCTGGCACCACTGAAGTGCCACAGGAATTTTTCTATTTCATGGCCCATGCTACATACGCCGACTTTCTTCGACTAGATGGACAGCACCAAAAGGCTGTTCTGGAAGACCAAATAGCCGAAAACTATCTAGGCGAGGAAATGGACAACCCACAGCAAGTGGCCAATAACAACACTGTAGGCAAACGCTTTAAAACTTATGTATCTCAACAAGCACGATAAATGAACTCACGCACATCCAATCTATATATCGGGAATCCAAACCCGAATGCAAACGATCAAGCCCTTACCGTAAATGCAACAGTAGGAGGAGTACAGTTTGCTGAACTTCATACTGACACCGACTACGTTGTTTTGGACATTCAAGACTACAATGTTAGAGCCACTTTTGACGGCTCGGCTCCTACCGCCTCAAATGGTCATTTGTTGGTGAAAGAACAGGGTCTTATTACTTTAAGTGCTAATGCTGCTAAAGCTATAAAAATGATTCGCGTCAGCTCTGATGCCGTCATTCACCTTACTGAATTTGTAGACTAATGAGGACACTTGGCTTTCAGATGATTAACGAGGGGCTGATGCTTACTCGTGCTGGTTATCGTATTTTATTGGGAGCTATTGACTCATTGGGAGACGTTTATTTTAGGCCTGGTG